ATCAAAAGACTAAGGACAGCCTATAATGACCACTGCCGTTTCCGTTAAATCCGAAGCTCAACTCGGACTGCTTGACACGCTCGTTCGCGACTACCGACTGAACATGACCACGGCCGGTACTGAGATTACGGCACTGCAAGCTGGAACCGCTTACTACCAAGTTCGCGGCGTCTGCTTAGCGAACGTTGCTAACCTTGCGGCGTTTACGGTATCGCAGAACGGTATCACGTACGCGGCCGGTGACGTTGTGCTGCTTACCAATCAGACCACGGCATCACAGAACGGTCCCTATACAGTAGGAACGGTGTCCGGTACCGCTCCGCTTACTCGTCCGGCTTGGTGGGCGGCGGCCAAGGTGATTCCCGTTGGCACCGTGTTTGAGGCTGGCCCCGAGGGAACGCTACTCGCTGGCTCGTCCTGGAAATGCACGTGCGCAAAGGGCTCGGTAGTTGGCACTGATGACCCAGCTCTGTACCCGCGTCTAGTTGGCGGAACGGCGACTCTAGTAGCTGGAACCGTTACGCTTGGGGCGTCTCAGGGGTTGTTCCTTCTGTCTACAACGAAGTCGCCAGTCACATTGACGCGTAACACCGCCAATACGAGCACGGCTACCACTGGTGGATATGCGGCACCGGTTGCCGGCAGAACCGCGGGCAAGGTTGGCACCGGAGCAATCACCATCGTAGCCCAAGCCGCGAATGGAACCACGAACACCGCTGACATTAGCACGCTCGATTGGGCTGCGTGTAACTGGTAATCGTTCAACTGGTGAAACGGCACACTCTAGATAGGAATAAACTATGAGACTGGGCGATTTAGCCGTTTCTCCGGCAATCTTACCGCTGACTGCTAATACAGTGCTTGCGGCGACGGCCATCAAGACCTCCGTTGCGACTTCGGCATCCGGTGCGATATATGCCGGAGCGGCGCTAAACGGTTCGACTGTAACTGCCGGTGTCTCCACGCCGGCTCCATCCGGACTAGTTGGGGTTAGCCAGTATCCGATCGCAGTGGCGTCATCTAACGCGGGTTCGTACGTAGTCGGGTCAACTATCATCTTCAGTGGCACGCGTGACGGTAAGACTGCGACCAGCACGGCGACAGTGACGAGCGCAGACGGCGCACTGACGTACGTTGGGAACAACCCGCTCGACACCTGTACCGGTATCACGGTCGAGGCTCAACACGATACGTCTGGCGCTTGGACATTTGGTTATACAGACGTGGCTTGCCCCCGTCGTGGTGGATGCGATGAACCGTTCCGCATGCTGCGCCCCACATCGACCGGTAACGTCGTCATCGTTGACGGCTCGGGCCGCTCGGTAACGGTACCAGTCGTATCAGGTGGGCCAGATGAGCTGATTGACATCTACCGGGTCAAATTCTCAAGCACATCAACGACCGTCACCACGCTGAACCTGTACGAATGACCCAGGCGCTCGATATCGGTGAAGGCGCAGTTCACATTCCCGGCGCGATTGGCGCCAAATCAAAGGGCCAACAGATGGCAAAGATTACCGCGCGCCAACGTAAAGCGCTTCCGACGAGCAAGTTCGCTGACCCTGCCGAGCGCAAGTATCCGGTTGACACCAAGGCTCACGCCGATAACGCGATGGCGCGACTTGAGCAGCAAAAGAGCTCAATGTCACCTGGCAAGTACGCGTCTATCAAACGGCGTATCCGGGCGGCACAACGACGATTCGGCGAGGACATGTCGAAGAAGAACTCCGCGCTCGGTCGCGGTGTGTTCCGGTTTAGACTGTCGCATCCCGATGGCTCGTCGACTTCGGTTCATCATCACCTGAGTACTGAGCCCGAGAACGCGAACGCGAACGCGTACTACCAAGACGGTAAGCTGTACACCATCCTGCCAATCGACAAGGCTTCGGCTTTATCGGTTGGCGAAGGAGATGGTGAAGCTAAACGCGTTTGGGTACAGGTAGCGCGAACTGGCGCATGGGCTGGCCATCCTCAGGGTGCGTTCCAGATTACCGAATCGACGCTCGATACGATGATCGCGAACTTCCGCGGTCAAGGCTTCGGTCGCATCCCGTGGGACTTCGAGCACATTAGCGCGATGCCGGCCAATAGCGGGAACCTGCCGAACACTGGCAAGCCCGCTCAAGGATGGGCCTATGACTTTCGACGTGAAGGCTCGCGATTGTTTGCCCTTACCGAATGGAAGCCGCTCGCTCGTCAGTACATCGAGTCAGACCAATACCAGGGCGTATCACCGGTCATCGACTGGAATGGCAAGGACCGCGTTACGGGCAAGCCAATCGGCGCGATGATAACGAGCATCGCCCTGACCCAGTGGCCTTTCATTTCCCAGATGGCCCAACCAACCGCCGCAAGCATCGACGGCGCTTCCGATGCACCAAATGGAATCATGACCCTTACCGAAATACCTGAAGGCCAGGCGCTTAGTTCCGCTTACGGCTGCCATTCCGCTCTTGCGATGCTTCCACAACTCAAGTCCGTTTTGGGGCTTCACGAGCTGGCCACCGCGCAAACCGTGGCTGACCATCTCGGTATGCTCCGGCAGCATCTGGACGCTGTTGACGGTGACGGGATGGGCGAGCATGAAGGCGTTGACCTGGGCAAGTACATGGCGCCGATGCGAACCATGGTCAATGCCCACGCCGGCATGGATTGGTACGCCATTCTCGACATCATTGATGAGCTAATGGACGCGTACCTGGACCAGCACGATATGCCTGACTTTGAAGAGTCCCACGGTCCAATCCCGGGTACCGAAGCTTCTGCGGCACCGACCGCGGCTAGCGCACAAGGAATCGAAACAGTGAGCGTACCAGCAACGACCGTAGAAGCCACCGTGGCGCCCGATGCTCCGGCTGCCGATAAACCCCCGGTTGTCGAGCAGGCCACGGTCACAGCGGCAAGTGCGGCCCCTGTAGACCCGTCTCCCGAACTGGCGACGCTAACCCTGAAGCTTGCCGAACTGCAAGCGACCGTTAGCGCCCTATCGGCTCGCAACGCCGAGCTTGAGAACGGCGCCAACATGGCCAACGAAAGCGCGCTGTCCGCTGAGGTCGACGCGGCAATCCTGACCTACAAGGATACGAAGGGCCTGACCGAGGAACTCCGACCGCACCTGCTTTCGATGCTCAAGGCGACACCGGAAGCGTTCCGCGCAACGTATCCTGCGGTCGAGCCCGACAAGCAGCACCTGCTTCTCAACCTAACCGGTGGACGAGTAGAAGCCGACACTGCTCCCGTGGTCGAGGAACCCAAGCCGAGCGAGGACGAGCGAATCGTTGCCCTTGGCCTGTACGGACTGACGAAAGAACTGATGGCGCAGGACGGCAACAAGTTGTCACTCGGCGCAGCAACATCCAAAGCGGACCTAATGCTCCGCACGGCTCAGCGAGCCCTAAACAAGTAACCGAGGAATCAATAAATGGCACTTACTAACGTTCAGGTCGCCGAGCAACCCGACCTTACCTCTATCGCGGTCTACAACACGAGCACGACGACCGACATTGCCGCGTATCAATGCGTAATCGTGGACGCGTCCAATATCATGGACAACGCGCTGGCCAAAAATGAGCTCGCGGTCACGCTCCCCACTGATACCACGAACCCCTCGGTTATCATCGGCGTTACGCGCACGATTATCCCCGCTCTCGGCAGCGGACGTATGATTCCGTGTGGGCCTGTGACGCTCGCCAAATGCAAGGGCGCTGTCACCGCTGGCACGGTCGTCGATAACAGCGTATCGGCCGGCTATACCGGGTGCATCGCTACCCATACCGGCGGCAAAAACCAACTCGGTATCGCGTTGGCAACCGGAGCCGACACGGACCTAATTCCTGTCCTGCTCTCTACCGCGGCCGACGCGTAATCGCAAAAGACTTTCATCGGAGAATTTTAGAAAATGACTGACACTAACATCGTCCCGCTTTCTCACGCGGAACCCGCTCCCGGTCAATCCCTCAGCGCCCAGCCCACGCATATCGACATCACCACTGGGCACGTGTTTGACACGTACGGCAATTCCGTCGGTAAGTGGACTCCGATGGAAGATACCAAGACCAAGGAGCAAAACGCTTTGCTCGGTCAAATGGCAGCGGCGGCTTCGTATCGCACGACCGCCTGCTCCATTGCGGATAACGGTTTTGCTAAGGACCGCGACCGCGTGCTCGCTCAAGCGCGTGATGTTATCGCGCTGTCGAATGCGACTCTCGACGAGCGCGTACAGGCTTTGGACATCGGTACCGCCGACGTCCATATCCCGTCTGCGATGCCGAACTTCATCAGCGGCTACAAGAACGAAGGCCCCGTCGCCGACGTCTTTAGCCCTCCGCTGATTGTTGCGAAGCAGAGCGACTACTACTACCAGTACGCCAAGGAAGACGCGTACCAACGCGCCCTCCCCATTCTCGGCGCTGGTGGCACGCAAACGAACGAGGTTATTCCCCGATTCGGTTCGACGATTTACAAGACCGTTAGCCGCGCAGTTGGCGGGTTCGTTCCGACCGAGGTTGAGGCTAACCAGGATGCGCCGCTCCGTATCAAGCAAGGAACGCTTCGCCGTATGGTGAACGCCGCGTTGCTTGAACGCGAGATTCGCGTTGCATCGATGGCTCGAACGTCTGGTAACTGGGCGCTCGCAACCACGCTGGCTGCCAACTACCAGTGGAACAACGGCTCACTTAGTGACCCGGTGAAGGATATCAATAACGCTCAAGAGACCAGCTACGGACGCATCTCTGGCGCGATTATCCCCGAGCACATCTGGAACGCGATGCGGCGTAACCCGGCGGTTCGCTCGTACTACACGTACAGCGGCGCCGCTCCCGGTATGCTTACCGAGAACCAGCTAATGTCACTGCTTCAACTTCCCACGATTTACGTGGCCAAGATGAAGTACATCGACTCGACTGGCGCGCTCAAATACATCTGGGGTAACGACGTTATCCTCTTCCGTCAACCAGAGCAAATTCCTCCCATGGACCAGGAGGACGTTGCTACCTCGTACACGTTCCGCTGGACGATGGGCGGCACGAATATCCCGGACGCGTCGGGTCTTCCCGCTGGTGGTCCAGGATTCATTGTTCGCCAGTTCTTCAACCAGTACCGTGGTCCTCTCGGTGGCGTCCAAATGGTGCTGACGCACTCGGATGCCGAGAAGATGACCAGCGCCTATATCGGCAACTTGCTGATCAACGCTTACCAGTAATAAGCAAACGGGGCGGTAGTTGCGCACCGCCCCGTATCGTGGCCCGGTTGAGCCGTATCAACCAACCAGGAGAAATCATTAATGTCTCAAGCACCAGCACAAGCGGCGACACCCGCTAAAGTTAAGACCGTCAAGATTCGCATGAAGCCCGGCTGTGGCCGAATGCTCATTGGTCGCATGTGGCGGCTATCCGACGGTTCACTCTCGGAAACAATTCCGGACGCCATGGCGGAGCGACAGAATCCCGAGGACGTTTACCTCGAGGCTCGCGGTATCGACCGAGAAGGTCAACCGTTAGAGGGTCCAGTCGCCGAAGTTCCAGAGAACATCATCAAGCGATTCTTGGCGGCGAATGGCAAGCCGTCCCGTGTTATCGACGGCTACAAGATGGTCAAGTATGTCGGTCAAGAGGAACAGAACCAATACGGTGACACCCTTAAGACTCGTACGAACTTCGCGCCAGGAATAGAAATCGGCGCATTTGACGACTCGACGTTTGAAATCGTCCGCGACTAATTGATATGTCAACTCCGCTAATCACAGCAGCCGACCTACGCAACGCGCTCTCGACGCCCACGTACATGGCACTGTTTGACGATGAGCAATGCGGGAGCTACATCGAGGTTGATGCCTCTGCTCCCGTGTTGCTCACACTGCGGAGGGCGCATATCCGGTGCATATCTTGGCTTGGGACCAACTATACCAAGATACCGGCGAGCACGGACAGCTACGTTTCGGACTTGCTGGTCGACGCTGAACTGAATTATGCCATCGGCATCGCTTTCGATAGGCATCCTGAGTACGTTCGAGCTTACGGTGAAGAGCCGAAACGACGTGCGGCATATGACCAGGCCGAACTGACGATGACGCGAATTCAGGAGGCGACGCTTAAAATGGTCGACTCCCCAACGATGGAAGAGCCGCTAAACGTTGGCGGCCTAGTCGTTGATGGTGGCCAGCGTATATTCTTGCGCGCTGCCGACGGAACCAATAACTGCGGTGATTTCTAATGGCAGACCTCCTCGGTAACCAGCCAGTTCCAGTCGGCGCCGAGGAACCAGTCGGCGACCCATTACGAAAAACGCTAGGTGAGTATCTACAGGCCGCGCTTCGTTACTATTGTGCAGATGCCTGGAATAAGCTCGCGCCTGGTACCGACGTTTGCGGCAAGGTATCGACCAATGACCCGTCGGACAACACGTTCGTTTCACAACGCGACGGTTCGCTGGCTATATTCCGTGACGACAAGAACCGTAAGCTCGTATACGTAAACGATGGGATGGCCTATCGTGAGTGCAAACTCGCGGTGCTTTGGATTCCGCCGGTCGCGGTTCAGGTTCACAAGGCGGCTCGCGAATCGTTCTTTATGGCGATTGAGTCAGCAATGTTCGCCGGTCTAATCCGCGGGCGAGTGCCGACTTGGATTGTGAGCGGCGACACCGACACGACTTCGACCTGGCGCGGCTCGCACATCGGTAACGAACTTGGCCTGATGAAGCCGCTACAGAATAGCGACCTCGTATTCGACAACTACACGATCACAATTGAGATGCTGGGTGCCGAACCGCGCAAATATCCATCGCTCCGGTGCATGTTCACGATTTGGGAGCAGTACCAAGCCGACCCGACCATCAACACGAGCGCCGCGCTTGGTCTACCTCAAGTCGATGGTGACGCAATTCCATCTGTTAACGGTGTTCCGTGGGACACGCTAGGACTCGCCTAATGTTAGACCAATTCGGATACCGCAAGACGAGCATCAAATACGAGCGACCGTTTCCTAAGCGCAAGCATAGCGATTCGTCGTTCCGTAACCTGGAACTCGACAGCGACAATAATGCAACCGTTTCGACTGTGCTTGGTCTGAACAGAACGCTCAAGGTCGGGACATCGGACGCGCTCTGTTTGCTGGCTCGAATACATCAGTCGAGTATCGGCGATGTACAAAGTAACGTTTGACACCTCAGAGCTTCATCGCAAGATAACCGCATCGCTCCCTGCCATCGAACACGACATGATGCGCGCGGTCAACAACGCGTCCAGGGTCATGGTCGAGAAGGCCAAACAGGGCGAGTTCAAAGACAAGACTGGCCAGTTGCGCAATAGCATAAGCTTCGTTGAGATTGGCTGGCAAAATCGCGGTTATTTCAACAAGGTCATCGCCGCGACACCGTACGCAATCTACGTTGAAGAGCCTACCAAGCCGCACTGGATTTACCCAAAGGCTGGGTACAACGCTCCAGTATCCTCACTCATGCCTGGACAGACGAGGCGCGGTAGAGGCCCGGGACCACACAAGGTCACGGTTGGCGGTGGCCGCGCGTTACGTTGGGTCGATAGCGACGGTGAACATTTCGCCTCTCGAGTCTACCATCCCGGTACAGCCGGATTTCACTTCATGTACCGCGCCGGACAGTGGGCGCGAATCAAACTCATTCAAGAGCTGCACGGTAATTTCACCGAGTTGCGCTCAGTTTGGACTCACTAAATGTTAGCGCCTAAAACTCTAATGCTGGTTGCCAATCCCTGGGCAGCCATTGACGCCGAAGGTCGACCGTGTGGAGCCTGCCGACGAGACCCAGCTGAGGACAACCCCGCGCTCGGCTTCGTTGGCGCGGAACTCATTGCCACGTTGATTGCGCCCGGTTCAATCCGCAAGATTGGCAAGCACGAACAGGTTACCGAGGCACCAACGTGGGAGCGCCAATGGGTGTTCAATCCTAACCCGGTAAAGGTTCCAAACACGGCCTATTACCGCGACCGAACTGCGAAGGCTCCGAACGAATTGTTCCCCGGCGACGAAAAGACCGCCGAGTACCTCGGCTTCAAGGGCTTCACTTCGGCAGCTGACCTAATCGAGGCGCACCGAAAGCTACGCGTTGCCGAGTTCGATGCTCAGCACGGTCCAGGCTCATGGCAACAGCTCGAAGACGAGCGCAATCCACAAGACACCACCGCAACGGCACCAGCCAAGAGCGGCAAAAAGTAACCAAAGGAGAGCTACTAAATGAGCTCCATTGTCATTCTAGGCTGGACGTCAGACGATAAAGTCCCCGGCGCATACCGCGAGACCGTATTCGGTACTGGGCGACTGAGTGTTGGCTCGTTCCCGGTCAAGCTACTCATCACTGGGACCAAGCTCGCCACTGGCTCGGCCGTTGTCGACCAGGACATTGTTCCTATCTATTCATCGGCTGAGGCGTATACCAAACTCGGCGCGTCTTCGACGGCTTGTCGTCAAGCACTGGCGGCGCTTAACATTCCCGGTGTCAACCTATACGCGGCCCCGCCCGCTGTGGCCAACGGTGCTGCCGCGGCAACGGCTAGTGTCGTGTTCGGCGGAAGCTGGACGACCTCTGGTGCGGTCAAATTCCGCATCGGTGGTGATTACTTTGAGGTACCGGTTGGTGCGACTCAGGTTGCTACTGATGCCGGAACCACGTTCAGAACTGAGTGCAACGCGCTAGTCAATGGCCTAGTGGCTGCCACTGGCTCGACCGCAACAAGCACGGTTACCGCGACCAACCTAGGCACCCAAGGCAATTCCGTCCTGGTCTACTGGGACCTCTCAGAGGCTCCGGCTGGCCTTACCGTGGCCGTTACCGGTGGCACCGCGCTACACGATCGACTCGTCCCGCTCTCCGGTGGAACTGGCACTGAAAGCCTGGCCAACGTAATCGCGCTGCTTAAGAGCGACACGTTCGATTATATCGCGCCGGCTCAGATTGATGCAACGAACGCTGGGCTAGTCGAGGCTCATATGGGTTCCGAAGCTGGGCCCACGATTGCGCATCTAGAGCACGCGATTTTTGGACACACCGGCACGCTCGTCACCGCTAGCGCATTGTCTCAAACGACGCTGAACGACTATCGCTCGACGGTTGTCTGGTATGAGAACTGCGAAACGCACCCGTCCGAAATCGCGGCAAGTGTTGGGGCAATTCGCGCGGTAATTGAGCCCACTAGCCCCAACTACAACTACGACGACACGCCTGTTCCTGGCATCGTCCCGCAAGTGTACGCGGCTGATAAGGCATTGCATGCGACGCTCAAGGCTGCGCTCAATAGTGGTCTGACGCCGCTGACCGAGAAGAACGGAACCGTCGTAATCGTTCGCGGCATCGTGTCGCATTGCCTAAACGGCGCTTCTCCCGACTACCGCTGCCTAGACTGGGGCGACGCAATTGTTCCCGACCGAATCAGCAAGGAACTCGGCGCGGAATGGACCGGCGTATTTAAGCCCGGCAACCCGTACTGCGGCGCGGACTCTGTTGGTTCGGAATCGGACCCGCCAGTTGGCGTTGCAACTCCGAGCCGCTGGAAGTCTGTCATATACGGAATTCTCAAAGAGCACGAAGTCGACAACTGGGTGCAAGACGTTGACTTGAATCTGCCAGACGTCGAGTACGACAACACCCGTAACGCGCTCGTTTGCGCTGTACCGCTCGTGGTCCGCAAGCAGCAACATTCAATCGGTATCAGCGTCCGTCAGCAAGCGGCGTAAGGAATAACCTGACATGGCGCAAGAAATCATTAAGGTTTGGAACATCTACGCTGACGGCGTGAAGGTTGCAACCGGTCAAAGTTTCGATATCACGAACGACGCCCCTGGTGAACTGCAAATCACCGCTGAGGGAGTCGTGGGACGCGCTCAAGGTATCGCGACGTCCAAGATCACGATGAACACGATTACGACTTTTGGTGGCAACTCGGTCACTAAGAAATTCATTCGTGCTCTGCTCAACAATACGCCGCTCAAGATTACAGGCGGCGTCATCGATGGCCAATTGGAAGAGTACCGTATGTGGTGCACCTCGCGAAAACTTAGCGCCGACTTTGCCTCTGGTAAAGCAACCGGTAGCTACGATTTCGAAGGCGGCGCGCCAACATTCACTGGCTAGTTAGTTTCCTCCTGGGATAAGCGGGACTGGACGCTTTAAGACACCGCGCGCTTCGGTGTCACCAGTCACCTACCGACCGCCGCTGACGGTCATCTCGATTGCGAGGTACGTCATGCGGTTTAACAGTCTACCGGAACATCTCCTCACCGGGTTTCGGGCGCTCAAAATAATTGAGCTGCCCCTAACCACGCAACCCTACGGCGTCCAACCGGACACCCCAGAACAGGTTGCGGCACGTGATGGAAATGAACCGGTAAAAGTAATGGTAGGTGTCCGCGCCCTCACACCTGAGGAACGCGGAGATGTGTTATCGGCTGCCTACGCTCATGCGGTGAGCAAGGGCGCATCCGGTGACGACGTAGAGCGCTCGGCGGTATACGCACAGTCTCTCGCTGTGTACACTGTCGCTATGGCGTGCGTCGATCCGGATTCGGATAGGCGTGCGCCTCTTTTGTTTTTTGGGGACAGTCTAGAGGAAGCGGCAAAAGCAATTCGCAAGTCACCGCTGATGACGGACGACATCGTTCTGTATCTTCGCGAACGGCAGGAATGCTGGCAGGACGAGGTAAATCCGCAAGCTCTCACCATACGCGATTCAGAACTATACGAAACCGCTAAGAAATCTGTGGAAGATGCCGATTTTTTAGCGAAGTGGCGTATCGGTACAGTACTGAGCTTTGCGCGTTGTATGGCCGCCCTAGCATTGAGCTCACTCGAGGACAACTTCACCGGTTCGCCTGCTTT